CGAGTTGCTGGCCGAGCTGCCAGCTTCCGTTCGCATGCTCTACGGGGCATGCCGTGTTGTGCTGCCAATTGCCGCGCGTGCTGTCGCGCGGTGGCCGTTGGAAACGGTCGCGGTCGGGGTGTTAGCAGTCTACGGTGCGAAGGCGATCTCGCACCTTAGTACGCGCTTCACCCTGTTCGCCCCAGTATTCAACGGTAGCATTCACAGCGACGCCACCACGCTTGACGGCGTGGAGGACGAGGAGAGCGTGCCATGGCTCGGTGGTAGTCAGTCCACCGGTTGCACGCCCCTTGAGGGCAGCTTGGACATTAGCTGTCTGTGGGACGAGCCCGACTGCCCAGGCGACAGTGTGGCGCGTCACACGGTTGGAACCGGAGCGCTAGCAACAGCGCGACTGGTATCCGCCACGAACGCGGGACCTTACACCCCGGAGGGGCGTAAAACTGGGCGTTGTCTCGCCCGGCGTATTGGTCTAACGGTGCGGCTTGCTATGGGCAACCCATCTGATACCGCCAGCAACCGCGTCGTCGCAACGCAGCGTTGCAACGACTACGTGCGCGACAATTGTCCTAGCCTCCGCGTGTGCTGCGTGCAGTTGGTCGTCAACCAGGCCGTGCTGTACGCCTTGACACCTACTCGCGAGGAGGTAGCTATCGCGCATGCGCTCCAATGCCGTGACGCTGTCGGCAGGAGGCGCGCGGTCGAGACGGTGCACCAGCTACCGCTGTTCCAGCGGTGGCCACTAGTCCAGTGGGCCCTTGGCTGGACTAGCCCTTCCACACACCATTTTTAGGCGTCCCTACCATAGCGCCACCACGTACGGTTGTCACCCGTGTTAGTGAAGCCGAGGTGTGCGCTATAGGTAGGGGTGGTAAGGGCCGGAGCCTACTGATCAGGTCCCAGCCCTGTGGTAAGGAGCGCTCTAGGGAGCTGTACCGCATGCCCATCCCAGCACCTGGGCCACGGTATACCTCGTTTGCCGATAATCTAGATAACGTGCGTTCAGCGTTGTTGGAGCGCGTGTTTTATCATGAAATCGGCGGTGTGTTCACCGTGCCGTTTGTTCCAGACGGTGCGGTCGTGCGCGACACCCTCAGCCCATTTAGGCGAGCGTTGAAGCACCTTGCGACTCCACTCACACCTGTTACTTTGTCGGAATTCGCCGGCAAATATTACAGGGGTCAGCGTTTCAAGTTGTACGACAACGCGGCTAAGGTTGTAGCTGCACGCGGCCCGCTTCATCGGGACAGTTTTCTCAATACCTTCTTGAAGCACGAGAAAATTCCTGTCCAGGCGAAGCGAGCAGTTCCGCGGGTGATACAGCCACGGAACCCGAGATACAACGTCGCACTCGGGCGTTACATCCGGCCGTTGGAACACATCCTGTACCATGACATTGCGCGCCTGTTTGGGCGCCCCACAGTGATGAAAGGGTACAACGCAGAAAAGACTGCTCGATTTATGCACCAAGCCTGGGTCAAATACCGACGTCCACGGGGACTAGGCCTTGACGCAAGTCGTTTCGACCAGCACTGCAGTGAACCCATTTTGGAGTGGGAGCACCTTGTCTACGAGCTCTACTACCCCGGCTGTGAGGAATTGAGACGCCTCCTGTCGTGGCAGTTGGAGTCCTTGGGGTTCGTCCGCATCCCCGGGGCTCGAGTCCGTTACAAAGTGCGGGGTGGTAGGTGTTCTGGTGATATGAATACCGCCCTAGGCAATTGTCTGATCATGTGCGCGAGCGTTTATGCGCTATTCAGCTTCCTCGACATGCTGTACTCAGATGGTACTACCCGTGTCTGCCTCTTCAACAATGGCGATGATTGCATGCTCATTGGTGAGGAGGAGGACATTGAGCGACTCAGAGAGGCCGCGCCTGGCTTCTTTGAGAAACTCGGGTACGTCATGAAGGTGGAGCCGATCGTGCGACAACTGGAAGAGGTGGTTTTCTGTCAGACCCAGCCTGTTTATGACGGTGTCAAGTGGCGCATGGTACGCGATCCGAGGTTAGCCCTCTCAAAAGACCTCTATATCGCGGACCGTGAGTGCGCTTACAAACACCCGAAGGCACAATTGTATGCAATTGGCGCTTGCGGTCTGAGCCTGACGGGGGGCCTACCTGTCTTCCAGGAGTTTTACGCCGCGCTGAAGCGGAATGGCAGCCGGGGCAAGGCTGTCGATCACAACTTCCTTGAGAGCGGATTTTACCGTCTCGCTATTGGAATGGACGAGGCTTATCGGCCGGTCACCGATGAGGCTCGCGCCTCCTTCTGTCGCGCATTTGGGATCGTGCCCGATCTCCAAGTGGCGATGGAGCGGACGTATGCCGCCTGTGCTCCCAAATTGTGTGCGCCTGTGCACGGGGAGCCTTGGGAGATGCCAATCTGAAACAATGGGGTCGGGTGGACTATGCTGCCAAAACGGTGGGCGCCGCAGCGCCCTCAATACTTCCGTGCTAAATGGCGTCACTGCCTAAATGCCGAGAGACTGCACGGCAGGGCCTATGCCTCCACCCGATGGACAGTCCCAGCTTCTGTACTGGTACCCCATACATGCAGAAGAAAAGTAGAGTTAAGAGTGTTCGTTCAGTTCCACGTGCCCCCGCGAGGGCATCAAACATCGTGCCCGCGGCCTATAAGGAGCCGCGTCGCGACGATGTCGCTCAGGATTTCTTGTTTCGCAATCGTGAGCTGGTTGATTCCGTAACTGCAGGCAGTGCCAACTTTGCGTTGGTCGGCCTGAGTGCAAATGTGCCTGGCTACGACATGAATGCAGGTTCTTCCACGACCTTTCCTTGGTTGTCCCGCATTGCGGCGGGTTATGAGAAGTTCCGCTTCGAGTCGCTGTCGTTTGAGGTGGTGCCGCGCAATGGCACCAACTACCCTGGCACGATGTATCTAGGGTTTGACTACGACTACGACGACCCAGTCGCGCAGTCTGCGGCCGAACTCATGATCAACCGCGGAAGCCTCTCGGGCGACCTATGGAGCCCGAAGAAGCTCGTTGTCGATTGCAAACGTGCCAATGAGGGTTTGCCATGGCGTTTCGTGTCAGCCAAAGTGGGCAATGAGAGCAACCGCTTGGTCTATGGTGGTTACTTCATGCTCGCGCTTGCCGGCATGACTGCGAACGGGTCCTTCGATATCTATGCGGAGTACACCGTCCGCCTCACTTTGCCTGCGCTGCACTACGTCGAAACGTCCGGGACGCAGGCCGCGTCTAAAACCCTACCCGCTGCGACCTACACCGCGTTCAACTCTCTCCCAGCCCTGGGGGGTTTGATACCGCAGTTTTCGTGCGCGCTTGGCACGCAGCCGGTGCGCGCCTTCGCAGATGGTGTGGGACTGGTGGTCCCGCCCAGCCTCAAGGGCGTGCTTGACATGACTGCAAAGCTCACCACGGCAGGCGCCACACCCGCTAGTTTTGCCACGGACACGAAGTTTGACGCCGCGCTCTATGACGTCAATGGCAGCAGCCTCACCGATGCGGTCGCCGCTACCCTTTCTGATGCCGCGGTTTGGCCGAGCCCTGATTCGGTGGCGACATGGTCCACGAACGGTGGGCTTAGCCGCACCAATTGGAGCATTGACTTTGCAGCACTGCGTAAGATTTATCCGAAGGCGATGTATCTCGTGCCCTACCTCGTCAGTACCGCAGGCCGCGTTTTAGACGTGACCTCGACGATTTACGGGAAGTACAAGGAACTCTAAGAACATTCTAGCGGGCAACTAAAATCTGTTTGACCAACAGTGGGGTGTTGCTCACCGACAGCCGGGTTGTGCGCGGTCACGGCCGCGCATATTTATCAAATTACC